TCGTACACAAGTGGAGTCATGATCAATGGAACATATGGAGAGTATACAGCGCCACACTCTAAGAACTGATTGCCACGGAAACCGAGCAAGATAACGTTCTCAAGCATGTAAGGGTTTTTGTAAACCTTATAACGACTGTTCAACTGACCTACTTTTTGTACACCAAAAGCATACTTCATTGTATCAGCTGCACCATCAGTATCAGCAGCAAATCCTGGGATAGACTCAAGAATTGTAGCTACAGTTGGAGAAACTACCATGAAGTTAGCACCACCACGCAAAGTACGCTGATGGATAATGTTAGACACTTTCTGAAGTTTGATGCCCAAAGTTTGGAACCAACTCATTTGAGTGTAATAAACACCATCAGTATTGCTTGTGAAAGCAGTCTTTGCAGTGTTGATTTGATTACCAACCTTAGCTGACCAATACTCAACAGTTGGCGCATTTTGAATTAACATATCCAATACTTCCAAATCAATCTCAAGAGAGATGTGCTCAGAAAGAAGGCCAGTCAATTCAGCTTCAGCGTCAAGAGAATGGTAAGCATTCAAGTCTTGTGCAAATTCTGGAGTCCATTGTGCTTTCAACTTACGAGTTTTAGCACTGATTGTTTGAGACTTCATTTGTACGTTGATCTCAGGGATAACGATTGAAGTTGCAGACAAACTGTTTGGAACAGATGGGTTACCAGTTCTATCTTCAAAATCACCACGACTGTTAAAGTCTGTTTGTTTATTATAGAAAACAGTAAAGTTTGCTGCACCAACTGCAATTGCACCACCTTTGTTAACTATAAAATTAACAAAAACTCCAGCAGCACTAGATGATAGAGCAGTAAACTGTTGCAAGTTTTCTGCATTACCGATAGCCGCAGTAGAAGAAGAAATAGTAAATGCTCTAACACCCAATTGATTCAATGTAGAATCAATAGAAGATGTAGGGATTGTAAGCTTTGTTAAGCTTTTAGCTACAATTGATGCAGAATAATTACTGTCAAATTCAACATCAGCAAAAGTAGCAGATGCAGAAGCAAATCCTGATACAGATGAAGATAGTGAAGAACTAAATTGGTTCAAAGAATAACCAAAACGTCCAGCACCATAAAGAGCGCCTTCAGCAAGGTTACCAAAGTTTGCACTTGGAGTACCATAAATAGAATCACCAGCAGTGAAAGGATTCTTAGTGTTTCCGTATTGGAAATCAAGATAGAATACCAAACCTGCAGGAAGATTCATCGGCTGTACAGAAACGAATTCTTTAGCAGCGATTTGACCAAATACCTTACGTACCAATGGAAGAGCTACACCAGCCCACTGCTCACCAGTGCCAGGAGTAAAGGTTGCACCACCAGAGTTAAGGCCGCCGTTAGTGTTAGAAGATTCAACTACAAGCTGTTTAGCTTGGTTTTCGAGGATTACGGCCATGTTGTTGGCGTCGTAATCATGCATGCCCTCGAGAAGGCCTGACTTGCTCCACTTTTTAGCAAGACGCTGAGCAACACCATGTTGATCAGAGAAAGCTGTACCAGCGGATTCAGTCAATAAAGATTGTACTAAATTTGCCATTTTGTTGTTAATTTTGTTTTTTTGTTATTTGATTCCAGCAAGTTTTTGCCATCTACTCATCATATTATCTTGCTCGATAATAGGTTGCTTAGGTGCCATACCAGCTGCTTGTGAAGCAAAACCAATTGATTCTTTAAGTTGCTTCTTAGATTCGAAAGACTCTTTCAAAGTTTCAAAAGTGTTCTTAACCTCAGTTACAGATGTAGCACGGTCAAGAGCATTAATTACTTTTACTTTTTGAGATTCAGACAAAGTCTTAGCTTTAAACAACTTGTTCATGTAAAGATACTTAGCATTAAGAAGATTAACCTCTTGTAGGCTATGACGAAGTTCTTCGATAGTAGAGTTAGCTTCTTCAAGCTCTTCTTCTACTTTATCTTTCTTTTCGTCTTCCTCTTTGTCATGTTTTTTCTTCTCTTCAAGCTCTGGGTAATTCATACCCTCTTCTTCAAGTTCAGCAAGAATTTCATCTAATGAAATTTCAGCTTCAGCTTCAGAATCAGCGTCTGCTTCGTCAGAAGGAATGTCCATGCCCATGTCTTGTGAGCCAGCCATTACAGATTGAAGAACTTGTTTAAGGTCACCAAGAGTGATGTCGATGATTTTAGTATCGTCACCAACTTCTTCTCCACCTTCAACTTTTTCTTCCTCTTCTTCTTCAGCTTCTTCTTCTTCCTCTTCTTCTTCAGCTTCATTTAAATTTTCGTCTTTCATTTTGTCTTCATCAGCTTCTTCCATTTTATCGTGGTCAGCTCCGTCAACTTTAGAAAGCTCTTCGAGTTCAGCAAGAATTTCTTCTAGCTCAGAATCGTTAATGCTATAGTCTCCTTCCATTCGTGGTTGATCCATAGCGTCATTCATTTCTTCGATATTCTCTTCTGCTTCAGCTTGATAAGAATCATCTCCCATTTCTTCAGATAGCTTCAAACGAAGCATCTCTTGAATCTTAGGTTCGAAAGCTTCTTCAAGAGCGGCTTTGGCGTTAGCCATAGCAGATGCTCTTAGGGCTTTAGCATCAAGGATAGCGTCTTGATACAATTTACTCATAATTAATGATTGTGTCGGGAATTGCTTATTAGAATGTAAAGCAATATAAGGATTTTTTTATAGTAGTGCCATATTAGATCATGGCGCATATGCAATAAATATCTAAGTACGTAGTAAAATACATAAACTTAGAAATATTTTTTATTTACTACCTAAAAATACTAGCACTTCAACGTTTCCGTTATCGAGAGTTTTATAAAAAGTTATATTAGTCGGTATTGTTTGGCCTGAGACTTTTGATTTTGCTTTTTGAGTTGCTGCAAATTGCGCTGCTGATTGGGTTGCACCTGTTGCTTTGCCTTGTGCTATTTTTACTCCTTTACCTATCATGCCTTGTAGCATTTCTATAGATACATCAACAGATAATCCACCAGCTGCAGGTTTGTAACCTTGTTTTTCAATTTGTTTTGCAGCTTTAGAACTTGTAATATCAATATCATCGCTAGCTTGTTGAACTATTTGTTGAGGTTCTTGAGCTTTAGTTTGTTGAGGACTTCCAAATAAAGATGCCACTGTCATTGCAGCACCAACACCAAGGTCTTTTAAACCTAATTCGTGTATTTCACTTTCTGATAAAAGTCCTGCTAACTTTTTTAATCTTAATATTTCTAATGAGTTATCCATTATTTAATACAGCAAACACCAGATTGAGAACAAATAATGTCTGATATTAACTGATGTATTTTATTATCTTTATGTTTAACTGTATCGTATTCTAATGATTCTCTAAGTCCACCCATTGGTTTCATGTATGCACCATAGGTTGATGGTGTAGATACAAAGTCCCAACAAATAAGATCTAAATCATCTTCAACTTGAACAAGACCTTCACCTATTGGAGTAACAGAACCCATAGCTCTAGATGAAATACCAACAGTGATATTGTTTTTGAATAATTCTCTTAATATATTTCCAGAAGGAGTAGGAAGTATTTCAACATCGCCATATAAATCTTTACCTTCCCAGAAAAGTCTTATTATATTATGACTAACATTCTTAAGGTTAATAATAGAAGATTCTGGGTGATCTAGTTCACCTAAAGCTCTATTCTCTGAAATTGGTCCAGCAATGTACTTCTGTACTTGCACAAATAAAGTTTGATAAGGATATATTCTTTTATTTGCATTAGGTTTATCAGTAGCCTGAACAAGTCCAGACACTACCATATTACCATTAGCTAAACGACGAACTTCAGTCAAAGACTGCTGGATTGGTTGAAAAGCACTATATTCTATTAAGAGTTGTTTGTTCATATTATTCTGGATATGTAGAATATACTACTTTATTTTTTTCTAATGTTTGTATATCTTGTTTATTGTTAGAAGGCACATTAACAACTTGTCCTGTTGATCTAGCGGTTGTCATTTCTTTGTCAGAAATTTTTTCTTTCAACTTCTTTACAGCCTCTTTAAGCTTACCCATCTTCTCTTTGTCATCTTTATTCTTATCTATATATTTTCTTAAAAGAGTCTGAATATCTTCTGGTTTATAATTTAGTTCTTGCCCAATAGAAGGTCCCATTTGATCTCCTGTTTCTGGTGCGGCTCCTTTAAGGGAATCAAATTTTTTCCAAGCTGCATCTCTTTCTATTTTTTCTGTATCAGCTTGATTTTCTTGGGCTTTTTGAGTATGGTGATCTATAGTATTGATCTGATAGTCTTTCTGTGACCCATCTTCCATTTCAACGGTAAGAGTACCTCCAACTATTTCAATTACTTTACCTTTGCCATCAGCGGTGTGAACTTCTGAACCTACGTGATGTTTCCAGTGGCTATCTTCGTTAATTAAATCTTTTTTTTTAAGAGAATTGTAAAGATCTTTAAGTGCATCTTCTTTCATCATTTGAACTCCCTTAGGCTTTCCTTTTTTATTCTCTTTTGTAGATACTTTAGTATTTGCTTTATCAATATTTTGACCTTTCATCTTTTTCATTTGACGGTCCTTATTGACAAGATTATTCTTTTTAACTTCTTCAGTTCCAAGCTTAGCATCTGCTTTTGCTACATCTTTTGCATTAGCAAACATCTCTTCATCAAATACATGAGGATTCTTTTGAAGCATTAATGCAGCTTTGTTTAGAGCTTTAATATATGAATCGTTAGTAAGTTCTTTTTCTTTATCTAGTAACATTTGTACTCCTTTTTTCAAGAAGTAAGGATTTACCCTATCAACTGCTGGGTCTGTAGGAACATTATTATCAACTTCGTTTAAGGCTTCTTCTTCTTTAGAAAAAACATTTGGTCCGAAATTCTTTATCATATCAGCCTTTTGTTTTTCTATCATTTTTTCAATATAATCTGTAGGGGATGCATTATACATACCTTCTAAACTAGCTAAATAGTCTTTAGCAGCTTTTTTATCATAATCTTTACGATGAGTATCTAATTTCTGATCTAATTTAGAATTATCTTGTAATTCACTAATAATACCCTTATTCTTAAGGATCTTTACAGCATCATCAAAAGATGTAAGGTTGGTTACCCAAGGAAGGTTTTTATCACGACGTACTTCGTAAATAAACTTATCACGACTTACTTCACCGGCTTTATGCTTACGATATAATTCAATTGTTCTCATGCTAATAAATATTAGTGTCTTCCTTGTCCACGATAATTCTTTTCTGAACGGTCGTGTTTGTTAAATGATTTTTTTGCAACTCCTTTTTTTTTCTTACCAAATGTAACTTTAGCTGCGGTACCTGAACCTTTTGCTTTTGCCATTACTTAAACTTTTTTATGTTTTGATTAAGTTCTGAAACCATTTCCTTGATTTTTGCAAGGGCTTTTTCTGTGTGTACTTTATATTTAAGACCACCTTCACCTTCAGATAATTCTGTTTTTAGGCGGTTTACATATTCAAATAATCTATTGATCTCTTGTACTTTCCTTCTTACTTCACGAACTGCTTGGTGGAATTGATCTGATTTGCCTCTAGTCTTAGTTTCAGTTTTAAACTTTGAATAGCTTTCATCTAAACTACGCCTTTGAAAATAATCGCTAGTACCTTTGTCGCTATAATCTTTTTCATAATAGTTAGGATCTTTACGATACTCACCATAATCACTTACAGGTTTATATTTGTCAGTAAACCAATCATAGCTGTCTTCATTATCATCTTGCTCCTCGGGTTCATAATCTGGATTTACATCTTCACTTACAGTTTTATTTAAATTTGATTTAATATACTCACTAAAATCTTGACCATAAGTTAAAACTGGCAGTTGTTTTCCTAATTTTTTTTCTAGGCCTTGTATTAATTTTAATTGCTTAATACGATTTTCATATGCTGAAATTACAGAATAGTTTTTAGTTTCACGAGCTTTTGCTAATAATCCTTCTACTCTAGCTAATTCTTGAGAATTTGTTTTAATAGAATCACTTAACTCTTCAAATAGTTTTTTATATATAAAACCGCCTTTTGATGGACGATTAGGTATAGATGGAGCATCTTCCCAATCCCACTTATTTTTCATGTATACTTTAGCTTTACCGGCTGCTAATTTAGGTTCAACATCTTTCTGCTCTTCTTCTTTTTTTACTTTCTTTTTATTTTTTGTTGTATACCAGTCTTGAGTAACAGGATTATTGACTGTTGATGGAGTCATTCCTGCACCAGTACTAGTCACAGACATTTCTTGACGTAGTTTTTGAGTAGCAAATTGATTGTTGAAATTAGCCATTATTGATTGTTTTTAACTCATCAATCAAATCAAAATATTGTAAAATTCCTGTTATAGTATCGTCTTTAATAGACTGATTATCTTTAATAGGAGTTACAAATTTTAATACCTCTTCTAATTTGATTTTAACAACCTGGTCTTTTGAAGACTTTTTTAATTCAGTTAGTTCTTTTTGAATTTGATCTAACTGAGCATTTAAATATATTTTAAGATTCTTTGTGTCAGAAATATTTGTGATGTATTCTTTTAACACCTCTTTCTGTTTTTCAGACATGTCTTGATACTTGTTATTGAACTTCTCAACCATTAACTTGTATGCCAGAAGCCTGATCTCTTTATCCTCTTTCATAAGATCGTCTACTATAGACTTTGGTACTTTTGAATCAGAAAGATCTTGCTTTGTTAAGTGCTCAAGAAGATTAATCTTATTTACAATAAGCTGTTTAGTGTCTGATAACTTTGAGTTTTGAGACTCAAGAATAGTATAAATTGAAGCATAAGATTTATAATGATCTATCTTAGCCTTAAAGAAATTATCTATGTCGTAGTTATTCTTAATCTCTTTTATTAAGTTATATTTCAACTTGTTTATCTTCTCATAATCAAGCTTCTTGTATTGCTCAATAAGAGTAGAGACTAAGATTTCAGCTTTAGCTTCTGATAGTTTAGGGCTAGTTGAAAAGGCACTATAAAGGCCATATTCTTTACCTAATTCTGTATTTGTAAAATACTTTTTAAGTATCTTAACAGACTTTGAATCTTGATTATTCAAGAGATCGGAAGTGGTCTGTCTAACTAGTAGTTCAAATAAAATACCAGTATTGCGATATTTGGAATGTTTTATTGCCATAGTTTTTTTACGAGTCCGCTAGTAATAAATATCTAAATATTTAATCTAAACCATTAATTATATTGTCTTCACTTAAAAGATCTGGTTGCTCAAACAAATTAACTTTTCTTTGGTGTTTCTTTGTCATTGCATTCAAAGTACTTTTATTCTTTAAATATTCGGCCATTGTTCCTTCCAATGCTAATGGGCTTCCTCCTTTATAGTTTGGCTTCATATCATCCTCTCCTCTTTCTGCATTTTTACTATAAGCAGCTTGACCAATTGGATCACGACCAAATCTAGAATTATCAGTACCAATGATAGAAGTTACAGCTTTTGGACGACCAGGCTTTTTCTCATCATAACCATAAGGTACATTCAACATAGAATCTTCTTTGCCTCCATATAGACTAGCTATCTGGTGAGGCGTTCCGTATGCCTGTCCTGATTCTGCAGGATCATTGCCTTCTTCTTGGATCTGTGCGTATCTAAACTCTCTTTTCTTATCTTCAATAATCATATCTTCAAGTTCAGCATATTGATCTTCAGAGAAGTGGAATATCTTATCGTAAATAAAATCTCTAGGTAATAATGATCCTTCCATTGCTTGTTTAGCCAAATCAATCTTCTCTTTAAAGAGTGCTATCCTTTCTTGATCGTAAATAATAGATGGGTTAGTTAATGAAAGGCTAAAGTTAGCGGCAGACTCATTAGTATATCCATGTGCGTATAAGTGAACTAATGCAATCTTAGTTAATTCACTAATGATAATTCTTTGTAGTCTTTCAATAGTTCTAGCAAAACGAATATCTTCTGCAGCAAGTGTAGCTTTACCAGTTAAGTCTTTTTCATAACCCATGAAAGCTTTAGGTATTTTAAGGGCTGCAAATAACTTTTCACGGAAATAAGCTACGTCTTCAATACCATTATAATCAAGACCTTTTGCAGTATCTATTTTAGTAGATGTATCATTACCTCTTACAGGGATAAAGAAGTCTTCTAATAGGTTTTGCTGATTATATTTAAGATTATAATTACCTGTATTTGGATCAATCAAAGGAGTTTTCTTCATCTTTTGAATCATCTTCTGCATGTAATTATCTACTTCACCTGGAGGTATAGCTCCTACATTTACATAGAAAATACGTCTTTCAGGTGCTCTTACAATACGATGAATCAACATCGCATCTTCAATCAACACATACTGTTTAAACAACTTACGACCTGGTTCTAAATAAGATCTACCATAAGGAAGATAGTTAACATCTCCAGTTAATCTGAAGTGTGCCATTTCAAAGTTATCAAACCAAATACCTGTATCATTGTTTTTTTGTGAACTATATCCTGTAGATGAAGCCAAAGTTGCATTTGGATCATACTTAAATCTTACTTCTTGTGGGTTTTCTGGATTATATCCTTCTTCACGGATAATATTATACGCTGAAAAAGGAATTACATTATAAACACCATAATTTTCTGCAATTTCTAATTTGAGGTAGAAGTCACCGTATTTAGCCATGTTGCGAACCCAAGACCAAAGATTAAATTCAATATTAAGTACAGAATAAAATAAATTGTAGAGGAGTTTCTGAATGTTTTCATCAGAAGATCTAATTTGTAATACTTCACCTTGTTCATTTTTAAGTGTACATTCGTCTGCTACGATATCTAATGCTGAACAACAAATAGCATCTGTATCCATCGCGTCATAGTCTGCATATATTTGAACCCTTGCTGATTGGTAGTTCTGTGCTAAGTTAAGGTTTACACCATAAGCTGTTGATGTAGTATATACCTTATTAAATCTATCAATTAAAGAGTTGGTTTGAATAACACCAGATCTTTGTATAGTATCTGTGTCAATTACTTTAAGCATATCTCCACCCTCATTACGAATGATAACATCTGTAGAAAACAGACGTCTTAAGGTAGAGAATAAATTGTTTTGTTTTTGCGGTTGTTGTTCTGCCATATTATTAAATTAACCAAGTTAAATCTTGTGTTTCGCCACCCATAGGAGTATTAATATTCATAGCCCAAGGGTTTTGATTATATTGATTATTAGCATTATAACTAATACTATCATCTTGAGTTCTAGTAAAACTATTTAATGCAGCATAAGTTAAATTTTCTGCTGTCTTTCTATATCTAAGGCTTGTTTCTCTTAAATACATTGCGATAGCAAAAGACATAACTAAGTCATCATTATAACTTTGCATTGCTTGTGCTTTACCATTTTTCCAAATAAAGACTCTTAACTCTTCTAAAAGTCTTATCGACTTTATGTTTGCTAATTTAGTCTCTATAAAATCTCTCATCTTTTCTATAACTAAAGGCCTAGTTTTTTCTGTTGTACTAAAGCCAGGAACTAAACCAGTCTGAGTATTAAATCTATCTACATACTTGGTAAAGTCCATGTTTTGATCTTGCTTATAACTATAATGTACATTGTTATAACCTCTTTCTAATACTGTTTGAATTACATCCCAACCTATATTAGCATTCTCAATTACAACTAAGGCATTATTATATTCAGATGCAACACTTAATATTATATTAGCGTAATCTCTAGTATCTATTTGCGACTTATACTCTGCTACTTGAGTTACAGATTCTATATCTATAACGTGAAAAGAAGAGTAATCTTTACCATCACCACGTGCAACGTCAGCAACCAGGGCATAATATTTCATTGGATCGGGATATTCCCATAACCACAATGCTTTATCTAATCCACGCCTTTCTATTGGTTCTGAGATCATATTCTGCTCATACCAATTTAGTATATCTGGTTCTATAACTGTATTACCTGATGTGGCAAAGTCGCAATCACACTCTTGAGCAGCATTACGCTTACCTAATATTGTATCTTGCTCATCTCTCCAATCTTGATTACGTTCAGGGTGAACTGTCCAAGGAAGAGAGATCGGTAAAAACCTATTTTGTTGTTCTTGAGCAGATGTATAAGTTTTGTGAAACCAGTTACCTACGCCATTAGGAGTAGATAATGCTATACAACCACCACCTGTTGCCAATGTTTGTTGAGCAGCTGTAAAGATAGTTTCAATATTATCAATAAACGCAGCCTCATCTATAACTAGTAGCGATACAGCTTCAGAACGACCAGCATCACCAGCAGCAGATACTGCTTTTACTTGAGAACCATTTACTAATTTTAGACTAAGTCTATTATCTTCAGCCGTTCCTATCTTAAGCCAACTTGGTAAGTTTTGATAAGCAAATCTTACTTTAGTTACCATGTTCTTGGCAGTATCTTGCTTAGTAGCAATAACAAGAACGTTTTTATCTTTATTAAAGAGCATTAACCATAATGAGTAAGCAGATACTAAGGTAGATATACCTAACTGCCTTGACTTATTTATGATTGAATAATCATGTTTCTGAAACAGTTTAAGAACCTTTTCTTGAAACGGATAAAGATTAAAGAATTGCCTACCTCTTTGTGGGTGCTGGATCATATAGTACTTCTTCATGAAGTATACAGGATCTGTCGCGCACTTGACAAACTCTTCTCTAATCTTTTCTTTTATCGATATCTGGTTGTCAGACATTATTTGATTATTAATAAACCTAAGATCACAGCGCCTAAGACTACTTTTTGGAATCTACCAAATTTAAGTTTGCGATCAGCTTTTTTTACTTCTGTTTTCAAACCATCAACTTGTATTTTATAGTTGTCAATTTGGCTTGATTTGTCTTTATCTATTTGAATATAGTTAGCTTCTTTGTCTCTTAACTTAACAATAACCTCTTCACGATTCTTAAGAGACTGATCTAAAGTAACTATAACGCTGTCTTGTGCTACTACTAATTTCTCATTTGTTTCTCCTTCTTGAAGATCAACAACAACCGCTTTACTTACTTCTAAAGGAAGTTGAGTTGTATCTTCAGATACTAAAATGTATTCGTTAGGATACTTAGCTACAAAAAAACTATCTACTTGAGTAGGAGTATATTTTAAAGCATTTTTAGCGTCTTTAAGATCACCTTTCAAATCTAAGACTTTTTCATTTAACTTAACCACTTTAACTACCAAGTATTCATTATCTTGTTCTAATATACTAATAGCTCCTTCTAAATGAATGTTTTCTATTTGTATAGAGTCAATACTATGTTCAAGTGAATCAATCTTTTGTTCAAAAGGTTTTGTATCAAATTTAGGGGCTTTGTAAATGAATACATACCAAACTGCTAATAAAGCTAAAAGGCATATCACTACAATACTAATTGTCTTCTTCATCTGAATCTAATTTAGGGTTTTCTATTCTTTTAATTTTTGCTTGTAGTCTTTGTATATCGTATGGAATTTGTCCTACAGCCTCTTTATATGCGGCCATATCTGTTATTTTTAATTCACCATTAGGACCTCTTTTTATTTTACCATCATCGTCTTTATCTGAATACTTATATATAGCCTTTTTTATTTGGCTTTTAAGATCTTCTAGTTCTTTTTTATCTTTATCTAGATTCCTAAAGTCTTTTTCAGATTGTTTGAGATCATCTTTTGAAGGTTCTACCTCCATATCTTCCTCTTCTCTGATCTTAGAGATTATGGTAAGATTGTTTTCAACTAAATACTTTCTTAAGTTAAATGACATGGTTGCACATTTACTTATAAATATTTATCAATCAACAAAATCTTCTTTGGTAAGTACTTTCCTTAAAGGCCTAGATAATTCTAGCCATCTATCATAATCGTACTTGACTCCAAACAAATAGTATTCGTCTTGCTTATTATGTCCTTTAGAGTAAAGGATAGCAGGGCCTGTGGCACAGTGTGGTTTTGTAGTCCCTTTTTCGTCTTCGTAGATGTGGATTGTTGTTCCTTCTATAGTGTTTATTGTTCTATAGATTGTATCTTTTTTTGCCATGTTATTAATTTATGGCTAATATACAACAAATAATTGAAATAAAAAAATTTATTTTAGAATAAATTAAGAAAAATCTACAAGATCCTCCCCTTCAACATCTACATCTACATTTTCAGGATCTCCTATAAAAAAATTAAGTAAAGATGATAATGAAGATTTTAATTTATTCCATGCACTAGAAAAGAAATTTTTAATGCTACTAGAATCTATTTCATTAATATCTTCTGGATTATACTGGAGTCCTAAAACTGTAGCATATCCGTACTCTCCGGTTTTTTCTCCTTTACTTTTTATAGATCCTGTTTTAAATCTAACATCTACTTTTATTTGTCCTGCTACTTTTTTTGCGTAAGAATCGTTTTTTATTTTAACAAGTTTAGCATTTTCATAATTTTTATCTACAGATAAAATATATTCTGCGGTTGCAGGGCTATCTGCTCCAAATTTTTTTTCTCCAGACATTGCTTCAATTACAAATGCTTTTGTAAAAGTAGGATTATTTTCAAATAAACTTTCTAAAGCAGCCATTGCTTTTTTATTTGCTGCATTTGCTGTATTTAAAGCTTTATCTTCTCCTGTTTTTAGTGATGTTCTTATATTTCCTTGGGTTCTTCCTCCTTTAGCAAATTTATTTATTTGTTTTAAAATATTTTGAACTTCTTCTGTTTGTATTAACTCTGGGGTTTTTTCTAATGCTGCATAAAATGTGGCCTTAGCTTCTTCTTTTACTCCACTCATTAATTGAGACGGTCCTGCTTTTACTGATATTCTCGCACCTCCTATTATTACATCAGATTTTGATGTCTTATTTTTTGCTTTATAAAAACTCCAAAACTCTGTTAATGGCTCACTAAGTTTACCTGTAGATATAGCATATTCTCCACCGGTTAAATTTGTTGCAATAAGAGCTTTTTTTGCTTTATTTATTAAATCTGGGTATTTACTATTTATCTGGTTAACTTCTGAATCACTTACTGCTCCTTTTGGTATTTTTCTATTATTTATTTTATGCCATGCTATTACTAAAGCCGTTTCAAAAAGAACAGATTTTTTTTGCTCACCTTCTGCTTCCAATACATAATTAGTTAAAATACTCTCTAATATCCTAGACTCTGTCAACTCTTCTCCTCCTGCTTCTGGTGCTGATGTTTCTGCTGGTGGAGTTGGTCCTGCTTCTTCTGAAGGTCCTTCTGAATCTCTAGTCGCTTGTTCTGCTCCATCAGGTCCTTTAGTCTTTAAAGGATTACCAAACCTAAGAAGCCTTGATATTGCAATCATGCATCTTTCTTTCTCACCAATAGACATTAAATAGTATTTTCTTCCTTCTACAGTTGCTTCATAAGCTTTACCCATGAACTGTAAGAATAAGAATTGACCATTATGTAGAACAACTTTAAATGTTGTTGGCTTAGGAGCAACTACATATATACCAGTTATATATTCTTCAAATGAAGGAGTCATAAGATACTCAAGAGTGTTCTTAAGTCCTGCATACTTCTTCAATATGAACTGCATAGGATCATCCTCAAACGTAGAAGTTTCAGGCTCCATCCTATCTAACTCTTGTAAGAGTATAGTCTTTAATATATCTTGGTTACTCACTGGCATTATTTATTTTGCTTTTTTACGCTTGATAACACTTTCCATCATAGATTTAAGAGCCATGTCTAAATCTTCTGCATCACCTGCAGGTACTTCTTGTGTACCATCTGGAAGTTCATCCATATCATGCTCACCGTTATGATATTCATGATAATTCTTTGAAGCCTGATTAATAAAGTTTTCTGCATTAGTAATATGATCTTGTATCCAAGCTGGAATATCTTTTTCATCTTGGCCTAACATATTCATCAATTGACTTGCTGAGCTTATAATAGACTTAAGACTATTTTGAGCCATTGATACTTCATGATCTTGACCTTCAGATTCCTTCATGTACTTTGATTTTCTCATAAAATCTCTTTGTGCGTCAGCTTTGGATTCAAACCCATCATTTGATTTTTGACTTTTTCCTGATTTAGGATTCCATGTCCAATAGTATTTATCACCTTCTTTTTCAATCTTTAAAGTTCCTCCACCACTATCATCATCTTCTTCTTCGTTTTTAGCACGAAGTGCTGCAAAGTCTGCAGCAGTAATTTTATCTTTAGGTTCGGCAGCTCCTGCTATTCTCTCTTGATTTCCAGGAAGATCTTTTTCATTTAACTCTTTCATTAAAAGAGCTTTAAAGAATGAAATGTTAGTCATTTTATTTTTTCTTTTTAGATTTACTTGCTTTTTTCCATAAACTTTTATCTGCTTTTCTTGCTCCACCTTTACCTGTTACAAATGAATTTACTCTGCCCATTGCCCATTGGTGTTGACCAACTCCAGGACGGTGTCCTGTTTTCCAAGCTGCCAAACCTTTAGCATAAACACTTTTAAGTATTGATTTAGATATACCAGTAGACTTTGCTTTGTTTGCTAGTGCTTTTTCTATTTCAGCGTCATACTCAAGAATGAGTAATTGTTTTAATATATCTAATTTATTGATCATTTCTTTTTTTTTATCTAATTTCCTTAACACTTTTTTTAGCGTCTTCTAATGAATTAAATGCTTGTGAAGGATTTCCTGGATTTGCAGTTTGTGTAAAAGTATACACGTAAAATTTACCATCTTTATTTGTAATGGCATAATTTTTTGCAGATCCAATTGCTCTAGACACAATATCAACTAAAGGAGACGAACTATCAATATTAAATTTTTTAATAAATTCTTCTTTATTATTAATGTCTGTCCATTTTCCTTCAAATGAGGATTTAACTGGTGCTTGATCTCCTCCGGATAAAAATTGGTTTATATCAAATTCATCTAATTGAGATTCCTTAATTATACCAGCTAATTGCTGCATTCTTTTTACTTCATTTAATTGTTTTTTCATTTCTTTTTCTTTTTATCTAGTTTATTTTTAACTATCTCTCTAGTCCTATCCATTTTCCTTGCATAAGCAGGATCATCTTTACGGTTAAAATTAGCTTGTTGGTTTAATGAGCCAGTTATTTTGCTCATGTTACCTTTTCTTGTTCTAATCAACCAATTAGCTAACTTTTCTGCTGGCAACTCTTTAAACTTACCTTTTGCATCTGGTGCATTAGAATGATGAAACTTAAGTCTCTCTTCAACTAACTGTTGTAATAGTTCTTGTAGTTTCATTACTTTTCTTTTTTACCAAATCTTTTTTCGTAAGCAGAAGTTGCTGCACTCTTCTTAGTCTTGTACTTCTTAGTCTTACCCTTATCTGAATAATCTGCGTCCCACTTACCATATGCTGAAGGATCATCGGACTTTAACTTTTTTACTCTATCAATTTCTTTTTTCATTGCTGCTGCATCTTTAGTAAGATAAGCAGGATTAACCTTATTTTTCTTTTTTGCTTCACTTACTCTAACACAGTTAGGAACCATATTACCTTTTTTTCCTTTTTTCATTGGATTTTTTGGATCTTTTCTATATCCTTTCCAACAAGCTTCTTCTAAAGGATTTAAATCTAATTCTTTTTCTATATCGGTAATGTCATCATATCCTAAATATTCTAAATCTTTTTCTAAAGTATAAGGGGTTTTTGATACGGCTCTAGATATTTGATCTCTAATTTCAGCATTTCCATTATTAAAAGCCTGTAAAATATTCTGATAGTGAATATCTGTTTTAGCCATTTCTAATAATATATCTTTAAGCTTTATCATATGAATATAAATATCTGCCTATCAATTAAAGTTGGGAGGTTAATATATCTATCATATTTATACTACTTCCAAGTAATTCCATTCCAATATTCAAACCCCTGTAATTTGTTTTTATAGTTGAAAATATCAAAATAATCAGCTATATATAAATACTCATAGTCATTTATAAGTTTTTTTAGTAAGTAATAAAATGAAAGAGTTCCATAAGACTTTTTACTTTTTGTTTCATTCATGACAGAGAATAATACTTGATCTTCTATATAGATTATCCTACCCCAAAAAAGATCGTCAAAAAAAAAGTCTTCAAATTTTCCGTGATTATAAAGTTGTAGGTCTGGTGGGGTTTCTATTTGTTTGTTTTCTGTATGTCCTGATATTTTTATTTTAGATAGTTGATTTTTTCTTTTACTAGAAATTTCTTGTATTTTTAGTCTTGAAGATTGTGTTTGATACCAGTGTTCCTGATTATCTTTATAATAAACAATCCATCCATTTTCAAACATGGATTTAGCAGATTCATTTTCTCTTTCAGCTTCTAAATAAATTAGAGGATATTTACCATTATAAATACTTAAAGAATGATCAAATATTAGTTTCATTATCTAATTCATTATATATTTTAGATCTTTCTTTATTTGATTCACCAGATTCTAAGTCAGTATGATCATAATTAAAAACATCAGTATCAGGTGTAACCCACCTACTGTTTCTTTCTGCAGTCCAAGAAGTAGTATTATATTTTCTATTTATAACAATATCTTGTTTAACTGTAAATGACGGATCATGAATAATTAATCTATTATTAGGTTGTATTGCAAAATTTCCATTATCCATTTGAATAAAATGTCCGCATTTATGTTGAGAAGGAAATTCACTTAATCCAAAATCTGTATCGCTCATATCATCAGAACTTCCCCAATCTAAGGTAAATAAATATTTTCCTGAATATTGAATTCTTCTTCTTGATGTGAACTTACAAGTCTTATTTTTTAATATAGGAAAACAAGTTGCACCTACATGATATGTAAATGAATCCCACAAAACAAGTTCATCTAACTCTTGTTGAGGAGCATCTTCTTTCCAACAAAAGGCATGAATTGGCATTCTCCACCAGAGTCCACCATCTTCCATCATAAAATGAAATAATGGTGCTTGAGCAGGTATTGACGACATGCCAAATATATAGCATGGAAATTTTTTATCAAAAGAATCTTCTTGATTTCTTAGAAAGTTTCCTCTAATAAAAGATTCAACAATTGGGATTGGGGTATTTAGATATGACATTTTATAACCTTTTTATAAATTTATATTATTTTTCTCTTATTAATAGTTCACCTAATACTTCTAAACGTCCAACTTCACGTTGAAATTCAATTTGAGTCATATTTAAGGATATCTTTTTATATGTCTGCTCAAATTCTTTTTTAGCTGCTTCTTTATCAAACTTACCTTCAGTAGCTTTTTTATAATATGGAGCTTTAACTTTAAAATGATGCCAAGTTAATAAAGATAATCCACCTTTTTCTTCAGCGGTAGCTGCTATTTTAGCTGCGCCTTTAGCACGTGTTTGAGCAAAGGTTTCAAAGCTTTCTTTAGCTTCAGTTAACAGTTGAATAAGTTTTATCATTTGTTTTTATTTTTAACAGGAGCATAACCAGAACCATACGGGGCTGCTTTGCCTGATTGTGGATCTGCTGTTTCTTTTACTTTATTTAAACGTTTAGTTTTTTCTTTTGATGCTTCTTTACGAGATTCAATATAATCTAATCCATTTTTTAATCTAGCTTTTACTTCAGAGTCTTTAGCTTTACCGTAAGCTGCTCTGACTCTTTGGTGTATTAAATTTATAATCTGTGACTGTCTAGCATGTGATTTAGATTTAAATTCACTTTTAGATAGTGTATCTTTTATATCTTTAACTGTTTTAAATTTTACACTAACAGTATCTTTAGGATCTTCATCTGTGTATAATCTGCGGTCTGATCCCTTTGGCTTTTTACCACTACCTTTTTTAGGATCCGCTTCAGTTATATCAGGATCATTAGTCCAGGTATCAGAAGCTTTGTATCTTACTTTTTTAACCATATCGGATCTATATGGCGGATACATTTCTAATAATATATCTAATAGTTTAATCATATTACCACTTTCTACATGACCAATATCTAGCTTTCCATCTTGGTCCTGGATTAGTGTCGCAATGATGTCTTGCTCTAAAACTTTTTCTCCTTTCAGGATTATTCTTTTTTATCTTTACTCCTTTCTGTCCAAAGTTAACTTTAACAACATTTCCTTTGGCATTCTTTACGTACACCTTAAACTTTTTAATATCGCCGGCCATTGGTTTTCCTAGTTGTACTTTTCTACCTTTGTACTCTGCTTCTTGTAAAGAGTTAGCATGATCTTTTATATATTCAGCTAAACATTGAGGACAAAATTCTCCCTCATTTAATTCTTCAAGCCCTGCTTTAATTAGTTTATCGTAGTATTTAGGATCTTCTTTAATATGATCTAAAGCTATTTTTAAAGCTATTTTAGGATCATCAGTATGCTCCATCTCAACTTCAATACCTTTTTTTATTTGGGAAAGTTTATCTTTATCTATTTTAGATTCTTTTATACCTGCTATGTGTCTACCTTGATACTTATCCTGAAGATAGTTAACCATTTTTGCATTCATATTAAAATCAAGCTCTAATTTTTTATCATTAGGTTCTTTATCTATAGCTTTAGCTATTGTTTGCATAAAACCATTTTCTACATTATTATCTACAATAGCAGCCATTTTATCATCAATATCAAGACGATCTAACCATGTTTGTGATTTTTGACCGTCTGGTTTTGTAACGGCTGCTTTTATAAACTGGAATGTTGTTTTTGCTGCGCCATATCCAGGAACAAAATCTAATATTGCATCTACAGCAACTCCAGCTATTTTATCAGTCTTTTGTTTTTTTGCAATAGATTGTATAGCTTGTTTTAAATCTCCATATGTCTCAAGATTATTTTCCACTATGGTAAATTTTGAGTCCTAGTATCATATACTTTTAATACCTGTTGTAATGTTGGAGATATAGATCCTCTTCCTAGGTCATCTAGAATAGCCTTAATTATAGTTGCAAAAGATTGAATTTCTTTAGAATCAGCCCCATTTAATTTAGGTATTGTAATAGAAGAAAGGTCTCTAAAATATTTTTGTAGTTCAGATTTTGTATCTACTATATTTTTTTCTTTAGGAAGGTCTTCCTCTTTTAAAAGATTAGTTACATGCTTTTTAAATTCTGGCGTATTCATTATTTTAGGAATTTAAGTTTATACTTAGTAGATTCTAGAAGATTAACTACATTGTCAATCTCATTCTGGATATATGAATCTTGTGGAACTTTTGTTCTAATCATTTCTACAAACTTACAAAGACCTTCGAAGTAAAGAATCGCATTATCATCTTCTTTTATCTGATTTGCCATTGCATATCCACGAAGAATGCCGTATTTTCCTTGATATGACTCAACTAAACCGTCGATCAAATCTACAATCTCTTCGTAATACTTTTGCAAAGCTTTGTGAGCGGCAAAAGAGTTTGTCTGTAAATGGTAGATGTGAGCCTGATTACGGCTTTGCATCAATGTTCCTATAAATAAAGCGTATGGTTCCATTAGTCTTGTTTTGGTTGCCATCTAAGCTCACCAGATTTAACATCTGCATCAAATATTTCTTTAGGCCATTGCCATAATTTTCCTTTAAATTTATCAGATTCTAAGTAAACCTTATCGCCTTCTATTTTTTGAATTGTTAATACTTGATTATCTTTTTTTACAAATTTATCTCCAACTTTTAAATTATCACCTATATTTAAGCTAGATTCTTTAATATCTTTTTTTTTATCTTCTTCTTTCTCAACATTTTTCTTGCTCTTTTCAATCTTTTCCATCTTACTCATAAGATCGTCGATTTGAGATGCAAGTTTAGCAATATGTTCTTTATGTTGAGAAGCATTTTTAGGATCTTCTTTTGCCATATCAACGTGCTCTTTACGCTTCTTTTCAAGATGGTCGATAGTCTTTTTTAACTTATCTCCAACTTTACCTTTCTTTTCTTCAAGTTGAAAAGATTCGTCCATATATTTTTTGTATGCTTCTGCTGCTATTTCTTGAGCTTGAGAAGCATCAGCAGTAACACTTATAACATCTTCCATATTAACATTTAGAGGAGCAAGTCCTTCTAAAGGATTCAATTCTTTAATTAATCCAGCTGCGTCAAGATTATCTACAGGTCTAAGAACTACATACATCTTAGTAGGATCATAGTCTTCTTTCTTAACCTTTTTAGGAAGGCCCTTATGTTTAGTTGCAGCGAAGTCTTTTACATCGCCTTTTTTCATTGATTTAGCCATTTCTTTTGCTTTTCCTGATGCTTGTGATGGTTTCATATCTCCTTTTTGAAGGGCACGAACTATGCCCATTAATTTTTGTTGTTGTTTAGATGCAGCTTTTTCTGATATATTATGCATTATAATATTCTTTTATAATTTACTAATAAATATCTGTTTTCCTAAACTCCTGTATCTTTTCTTTGAGCTGTTTATATATATGAGTCTTATCTCCGCCTTGCCAACTTTCAATATCTCCTTGTTCAGTAACAAAAGTATCTTTTTCCTCAAGCCATGAATCTAAAGCCTGTTCAAACTCTTCAAGGCTAGCATTCTTATTCATATTAAGAATATTCTTCTCATATTGCTCATACTTACCTTCTAGCTTAAGTTTAGCTTCCATATCAATGACACAGTTCAAACATACTTTGTGTACTGAATACATCTTCTTGTTTAGTTCATTAGCCTTCATAGGCTTCTTACAACTAGGACAAGTAAGTGGTAAAGATACTAGATGTTTGAACTTATCTAGCTTGGTAATAGACTGTTTGATACCGTTTTTAATGGTCCATTTTTTTCCACCTTCTTCCCAAGTATCTCCTTCTTTATGTTCTTCTATTGTAGCTTCCCAACCTCCAAGTACCTGAGTTCTATCACCAGTATTTCCGGTGATAATGTTTCTCATCCTTTGAACTTCACTTTTCTTAAACTCTTTTTTTAACGTAGACTCTTTTGGTATCATAACAGTATTTTTATTTTATAAGTTAGAAATGTCTACAATCCAAATATTAGGATCTTCTCCATTATTAACTAATCCAGAAAGTCTTGTATTACCAGCTAGAAGATCATAATCAGAATTAGAAAATTTGACTGCTATTGGCATTTCTATTTGACCTTTTTTAAACGCAGATTGGAATCTTTGTTTTTTTTCTTTTTCTAGACTATTAAAATTTAAGTCTACATTTCCAAGGACATCTTTTATTTTAGAGTATTTTGTTATATATCCTTTTTTAGATATCTTCTCCCAATTATCTTTACCTATTTTTTTAAGTTCTGGATATCGAATTGCTTCTTCCCATTCTACATTAAAATTAGGTTTAGAATATTTAACCTCATTTATTCTAAATTTACTTAATATATCTTTTGTTTTATTAATATCTTTATGCATTACTGCAATACCACCTAGTGTTTTCCATGGAGCTAGATTTGTCCAATAGTCATCTATCAATATAGATTTTTTTGGGTCAGTTATCATCTTTAAATGCTTATTTCCGGACTCGGCGAATATAACTTCTTTTGGTTGTGGACTTAAATTATCTTTAATCCATTCTAATTTACCTTCTTCAGCATATTCAAATTGACCAGGACTAGTTAAGATTATAGGATTATATTTACCTATTATAGACCATAGTTCTTGGCCTCCAGGCATCCATTGCATTTTACTCCAGTATGTAATACCTACTTCGTCTACTGCTTTAGTTAGGTACTCATTTGCTTTTTCTGGTTTATATTGTTTTCTGTATTCTGAGGGGGACATGTTATAAAAATATTCAAACCTTGCATCAAAGTCGCATAGAACTCCATCCATATCACAATAGATTTGAATACCACTATTACTTTCTACTTCATATATTTGTTTAAGAGTAGGAAGAAAAGACTCATAAATAAGATCATTAGTCTTACCATAATCTCTCATCATTATACCTGCCAAAGCATTAGCTTGATTTTCTATATTAGAACCAGTTTCTCCAGCATTATTATATAATTTACCAAGCTCATTTTGTCTATGGTGAACTAATTCATGGCATAAGGTTCTAAGTATATCTGCTAGGTTTCTATTACCTATATAAACGTCTAAGTGTCTTTTATTTGGATCATATTGTCCAAAGCTTCTTTTTTCAGTAGCCCATTCACGATCATTTATAAAACTAGTTGTAGGAAGCTTATCTATATCAAGTTTGCTTTTTACAAACTGTATAAAATCCTCTATTATATATTGTCTTTGTTCTAGTGTCATTTCATTATTTTCAATAGTCTTCCAAAGACATCTTTAGCTACTCCCTTATTATATGCTGAGTCTGGGATGAATTTAACAAACTCTTCAAAATTGCCGGCTTTAATTGTATCTCTCATTTGAGTTGCAGATATTCTACCAAATTGATCTGGTATAGTTTCTTTTCTAACTCTATTAGGAAATCTTTTTTGTATAGAATCAAAGTATCCAATATCTTCAACTTCTTCGGCCCCGCCTGCAACATATACTGGATCAACATCAGGATTCTCTGCCATGAACGCAAAGATGTCTTTTATTGGTGTAGACTCTTTAGATATTGATACATCTATTTTAGGATTTGGTTCTGCTTTAAGATACTCTTGCCAAATATAAAGAGAATCTTCAGGAGTTATACCATACTTAGTAACATTAGATATAATAACATATACTTTATTAATATAATTTAAAGATGCTAAATACTTTGTAGCTTCGAAATGTCCTTTGTGAGGAGGCTTAAATTTACCAGGATAAAAACAAGGTCCTACATCTGGTGATGCTTCTCTTAGTATATCTTCTGCTATTTGTCTTCCTAGTTGTTCGAAATTAATCATGGTGTAATAAATGATTTTGCTTTAGACACAACACTTTCAGTACTATCGTCTTTTAGAGACTCAACTTGTTTTTCTATATCTTCAAACTGTCCAGCTAAGATATCTATTTGTTTATCAACTAGCTCTTTAGATTTTGCTATTTCTTCAGGAGATTTTTGTTTAGTAGGATCTTTTTTAAATGTAGACTTAAATTGACCAGAAGATAATAGTTCAGAAAAGAATTCTTTTAGCTTTCCAGAATTATACGCCTTCATAAATGCGCCAACCATCTTCTGTTCTGCAGGACTAACCTCTGATTGTACTAATAAAAAGTTATCTCCAAACATACTTTTATATGTAGAGATATTTTTATATACATTATTCCAACTTGATAATACTCCAACAGTTGGTACCTTTCTTTCTCTCTTAAAGTTCCTCAAAAAACTTACAACCGGATTGGTATAAACCATGATCATCATTATGTCATAGCCTGAGGATTCTATATTCTTTACTCTGTCTACATTTGTTCCTGTAGTATCATAAAGAAAATTCTTACCACTTTTTATAGTATTAGGTAGATCAACCTTCTCTATATAACTAGACGCCTTACCTAAACTGTTATACATAGGACTATCTTTATCTTCTACATACTTGTCAGCATTAAGTTCTTGCCAGCCTGATTTTTCAAGGTCCGGTCTAAGTTGCCTAACTATATTAGATTTGCCTGCTCCGGCTCCGCCGGCCATGACAATAGCCTTATTACCATTTTCAGGTTGTTCTTTCAATAAATCTAGTAGCTTAATCATACTACCAATAAATATTAATCTGTAAGTTTAACAGTATTAGGAAGAGTAAGTAATTCAATTTCAGTCTCCGGGTGCATAATCTTGTAAGTTTCATAGGTATGTAAGAACATATTGAAGTACTCGTCTACTGTCTTCTTTCCTTCAATTATTTCCCATCCTGCACCTTGCATTTTTTTGCCTGCCTTATCTGGCCCTCTCTTTGTAGATTTAAGCCATACGATACCGTTACGATCCACTTTTTGGAGGTATTTCTCTTCATAAGCTTTAGTGTAGGCTGACATTTGTAAGTGGTGGCTTTCATGAACTGCGTTTGAGGTTTTAATATCTAGAAGCCATTTTTCTCCATTGATATCTACCAATAGATCTAGGGTTCCAGAATACTTATGTGTATCACTAAACATGAATTCTTCTGACAATAAAAGGGTTGGCTTATATGTTGTCCAGAAGTCTGTGAATCCTAAAATCATCTTCCATACATGAGTATGATAGTTAACCTTGCCATCAGGTTCAATCCATCTAATCTCTTCATTTTTTAAGAATTTCTCTACTGCGTTGTGTACTTGAGTTCCTTCATCACCGGCGCGACGCATAACAATATCAGCATTATGCCCCATGTCTTTAATCCACGTTTCAAAAAAAGCACCTTTAGGAAAGTAGCCTAGGATAGTAGTAACAGAGGGATAGAAAACACCAGGAGATCTTTGATAATACCTTGAATCATGTAAAGTAATTTGTCTAAGCTCAGGATCTGTCTCAACGATTCTTTTTAAGAACTTATCTCTATAGACATTCTTGTTTTGTTCAATCATATTAGTTGTATTTTTTTGAGAAGCAGGTCTCCGAAAGACATTGGCTTCGCAGTGTGTAATAACTTGGTCATATTATTAAAACCAAGGTCAGAAGGATCTTTACCTTCTAATTCTATTAAATAAACTTCTTTACCAAGATTAAGAAGATTTTGTGAATAATTGAGAGCTTCTTTAAGAGCATCTTTATCTAATGCTAAATATACTGTTTTTACTTCAGATTCTACTAATTTCATCATGAGTGACTGAGGTATAGTCTTTCCAAATAATGGAATAGCATTACGTTTAATTGCAATGGCATCAAAAATACCTTCACATAATATAATAGGAATAGACCAATTAACAAAGTACTCTAGGCCTATAAGTTCTGTTTTATTACAACTTGGAGCATCATATTTACGAGCAGGATCTGGTTCAAATGATCTGGCTATAAAATAGTTTATATTGCCATTTTTGTCATAAGACGGCACTATGATTCTATTTCTATATCTACCCGTCTTACAATACCCAATATTGTACTTTTGTATGTCTTGAATAGAAATGTTTCTTTTCTTTAGATAAGTCAAAGCATGTCTACACTCAAGAGATTTATCTGGGTTATATAACGAAAGAAACTCTTCTGGCAGGGTTACCTTATTTGATTTAGTAGTATCAATCTTAGTATTATCTCCTTGAAAGTAATTCTTCATCTCAAGAATCTTTTCAGTAGGAGCGTCTACTTTTTTTAATAGCGATACCGGTGTTTTACCTTTAGTAGCAGGATGACAAGTCCAACAATTATATTGTCCAGACTTAATATTCACTATCAACTTAGGATTATGATGCTTACAAACTGGGCAATAGAATGCATAATCCATAGTGGTTTTAGAACCTTTTCCTTTGCCAAGAACTGTTTCTAATAATCCTAATACGAGTAACTCTTTGTCCATTTATCAAATATAAGACAAAAAAATGACATAAAAAAATATTTATTAAAAAAAATTTTTCTGTTTCAAATATTTGTTGTATATTAGTAAAACTAATGTCGTATACTCAGGCTCTATGCCATAGCTTGGTTAAATTCCATGAGTGAGTTTTAGAATGAGTAAGCTATACGACTACCAGGAGTAAAGACTAATATATGCTTCAGGTATACAAAAATAGTTGGTAGTGAAAGCCTAAAATAATATCGGCCATATCCGACGGTTAGGTCGGTTAAAGGGTTTTAGGTATAAGCTACAGATGAAAAACAAAGTCAATTACACTCTAAAAAAAGGCTAAATACCTTTAAACTAGCTATTATGCAAGTAGAAGATTTTCAAATAGAAGGAGATAAAATAACAGAGGAACAGTTAAATGCACA